GGCAGGAACAGGGACTCTACGAATCGTTTGTGCAATGGAAAAAGCCATACCATTGGCGACTCCAAATTCATCATTTTCACCAGCAGTTTCCAAGAAAGCAGGATGCAGATCGTGATCTGGTCTTAGACACGAACCTTTGCCAGCAAGGTCTCTTAGAACAGAGGACTCACTAAGACCCTCGGGGATAGTCAGGTTTGCAGTCGCAGTCATGGCTTTTTCTTTGAACGTCATCCAGTTTGGATTAGTTGTGCTAGAAACCCGTGGAGGGATGGGTCTCATCTTTCTCCGTTGACCCCTATTCAATTCACTCTGCGTTACTTGATTTTCAATCTGAGTCCAAACATCAGCACCAAACAAGTTTCCCTGTTTGTCAATTGCCCAGACAATAACTCCCTGACCACCTGCACCACCACCTGAAATTTGAACACTAGCAAAATTGTTGTTTGCGATTACGGCGGGAGTTCCATCCTCATTTGTGAAGAATCCGGCTGCTACATCATCTTTATCCCAATAACAAAGAGAGGAGTATTGACTATCGGACGGAAAACTCGAAGGATCTGCTATCGCAAGAACCCTGATACCACCATCACTACAGAGAACAGCCATCGCTTGATCGGCAGCACGAACAACTGAAATTGCTCTGATGTCGGGATCAAACCTTGGATCATCGGAGTTGAAGAACAGTTCACCAATTCGTGGGTCGATGGGAGCGAAGAAACCGCTGGCCAGTGAAAATGGGCCGTTCGGGTCATAAATTTCAGAGAAGCATAAAGCATCATCAATTGGTGTCGCTACGCCAGGTTCGGGAGCGCCATACCCAACTGATATGTTGGCCTTTAGTTTACCTTCGTTGTCAATATACATTCCATTGTTGAATCCATGTGCAAAAGTGTATTCTCTAGAACCTTGGACTTGACTACCGTCCCAATGCACAAACTTTGTAATTGATGGTCTCTTGGTCTGTCGAGATATACGTCCCCCACCACCAAATGGTTGTGCATCGATCACATCAACTTGATGGTCATATTCGACGATGAACTGCCCGCCAGCATCGGGAACCTTACCTGCTGCACCCGCCCCAATTATGTAACCGGCGAATCCCTCACTGCCTAGTGAGTTTGTTTGTCGTGGTGCTGCATTGAATCCGGTGTGGTGTGAGTTCGGCATAACACCAGTGGGCTCTTGGAATGGATATCTCTGGGTTCTTGGTTTTGCACGGAAGTCATCTCTAGTGGTATCATCATCATTCGACAAAATAACCAAACCATAGATGTCCCCATCCACCCAACGCTTGTACTCTAGTGTATTGTTGAATGGAGTAGTTGCACCCGAGGCGCCGATAACATCATCACCGAGAGTGGGTTTGGGTTTTGTAGAGGCGGTTACACCTATCTCAAGTGCCGCCTGTCCTTTTCCACCCTCACCACCACCAACGTCCTCAGTCGCACCATCAGATTTCAGATTTACAATAGTCTGCCCGAACGCACCCGCTTCACCACCGGGAGCAACCATAAACAAACCTCTAGCGAGTTTTGTAGTGGAGTTGAGGTCTGATCCACGAAGTTCCATCTCGTAGTGGTGGTTACCTTCGGGTAGTTCCTGTGCAATTTCAGAATCTAACTGGAAAACAATAGATCCATTTGTGGTTGTATAACCATCACCCGAGAACCCAAAGTTTAGTGCTAGGAAACCATTACCGAAAGTTCCGTCAGTTCGATTAGTAAATCCTCTACCCCCGGTTGCGTATGCGGCATGGGCATCACCAATCGAACCATCAGAGTCGATGGTAGATCCAGAGACTTCAAGGATTTTATCGTCGTTGAATGGAGACCGTTTGACATCAAGTCTACCAATGTAGTCACTTAGATCCACTCCGGTAGCACCGCCGGGGAACCAATCAAATTGGTAAGCGACAGCGTTTCCTTTGATAACATGCAAATCTACATTGGCTGGATTATTACCTCTACGCGACATACAGTCTCCATTCTTTGTTTGCTCGCTATTCTATTTAGGAAACGAGGCAATCCCAAGAAAATGGAAATTGTGGTCTAATCAGTTCTCCAATAGCATGTGCATATTGTCGGATCTCCCACTGGGCATGTTCGTCGATTCTTTGCTTGTAGAATCGAGCATACGCGGCAAGGGATCCAGTCCAATACCACTCAGTGTACATTGCTTGCGGAAGAACGAATCTAGCCTGTTCTGGAGCAACACCCTTTTCGATTAGACTTTCGTATGCACGAAGACACTCATGGATTGCAAGGTGATATTCAGCATCGATATTAGGTTCGTTTGCCTTTGCGTTGTAGTCTAGAAGACCATCAGATCCTTGCTTTGCACCATCTGTTGGTGCAGCACGCCATTCTGGAAAGTAGAAGTCTGGTTCGAACGAAACATAACGTCTACTGATTTCATTTTCTACAAACCCTTGCTTGTGCTTGAAGAATTGTGTTCGGATCGAGATTGGTGCCTTGATCCGAAGCATAATCTGTGGGTGTGCAAATGGAGTCCAGTGATTATGCTTCGCAAGATAGCGAATTAGTTTCTGGTCTTTATCTTTGAGTTGCTGAAGATCTTCAGTGTGATATCGAGACTGTGTTTTACTGAGTCTCTTTTCTGCCTCTTCATCTACTCCCCAGTCAGTCTCCTTGGCAAAGGAAACTCGGGCAGCATTACAAACTGTCAAGTCAGATCCCATACAATCGACGAGATCTACCTTACCACAATCAAGTACGTCCATAAATTAGCCTTTCGCATATTGGACAATAAGCACAATCAAAAGTGAAGCGGCGAGACCAACCATCAACTTCAAGAAGTCTTTGCTGACCATCGGGAATACCTTCTTCACACTATCTTTATTACGGAAGGATGCAATCGCAAGTTCTCGTCCCGTAAGAAGTCCAACGAACACCCAAGTAGTGGACATTGGAATATCATTCATTTCTTTGAAGATGTACAACACAATGAAGTAGAACAAGTCAATCAAGGTTGCAGAGCGAACATATTTGGTGTTCTTCTTCTCAAGAACAATCTGCTGAATCTTACCACCTCGATGTTGCAGCATCCAACCAAGTCCCCCGACAAACACAACAGAGATGATGAGCATCACCTCTACAGAAAGTTGTCGAGGCAGGAAGACTGCGATGTTTGCCATATCGTGAGACAACCAAGTCCACCAAAGGAAAGCAGTTGTCACCCACTGTGCGACTTTCCATTTCACTTTGTTTGACTCTTTGATTGGTTTACCTTCGTCAAGGAGTCGAGTGAGTGTAATCCAAATCACATAAGCAGCGACACCCGCAACACAATAGCCCATCATGGACTTCATCAGAACTTTCTCTAGCACCACCGTGGACGCGAACGCAGAAAGAACCAAGAATGAAGTTGATACAGGAATACCGAAACGAGTGAGAAGCAACAGGACTGCTGGTGCGAGTGCTTGATACCACTCTACTCCCTCAAACGGAATCTTGTTGAGTCTGCCGTATGAAATACTTCCATCATAGGCATACCATCCGTACCAGATTGCGAACAGAAGAACGGAACCTGCAAAGCCCCACATGATCTTCCAGTTTACTTTTCTATTGCTTGCGATCCATGTTCCGAGAGTTTGGATTGAGTCGTTTGCAATCACACTATACGCGGCGAGGAGAAACCCCACCCACATCCAGATAGTAATATCAGTCATGTAAAAATCCTTATGACTTAGATCTTCATAAAGGCATGTTTGCCATCTAGTTTATTGTTGACCCACAGTTGGTTGTATCCAACAATTCCAATCAGGGTAAAGTCTTCCTGTATGAGTTCGAAACCGGGGTGTGCATCATCCCAGTGACCTGTCTTGGTCATGAATTCCATCCACAGGAATTTTGTGTGTTCTTTGAGTGTAGTCAAAGCACCCTCAAGGAACTCTTTCTCTCCGCCGTTTACATCAACGTGTATGAAGTCGATCATGTCAACGTCATCTTGCTGTTCAAACCATGTATCTAATTTGAGGGATGGGACTTTCGTTTCCTTGAATCCAATGTGTTTATGGTGATTCATGTGACCGCGAGGAAACTTGATTGTTCCTGATGGTGCATTCTCATTGGTTTCAATTATTCTACTCTGATACCAAGTTAGTTCGCCATCAACATTAGATACCGCAGACTCGATCAAAGTCATGTGTCCATCTTCGATGAGTGACTTGTGGTCTTCCCTGTAAATTTTAGCAATTTTTGGATCTGCCTCGAAAGAAAATACACGACACCTATCCTTACCAACATCATCAAGATATTCTGCCCCGTCGAGTCCGTTATAGCAACCAACGTCGAGGACTACAAAATCTTTATCTTGGCCGAACCAGTCTCTAGTTTGAATGGCCTCTGTTAGTGTAGGATTTTCCTCAAGGGGGTGACTCTCAATGGTGTCACCTAGCGTTTCGCCCGCAAATATATCTGTTGTTCCATCTTTGTTGACACGCATTATTCACCAACTCTCCATCTTCCGAGGGCAAGCATACCACTCAGTTTCATGTGTGTATTTTGATCGATCTGCTTTTCGATCTCTCGTCTGGACATACCACCGAGAATCATATCATTCACATCCTTGAACACATTACTTCGTGGCCAGATACACACCTTGTGTCCGATCTCAAGAAGTCTTTCCATCAAGTTTGCGATTTGCCTATTACGAGGCTCATTGTCGAGGACGAATACCATGTCAGATGATTTGAGATGATCTGGAACATTTCCAACACCACCAGCACCAACCATAGCAACTGAGTTGTTTAGGAAGAGACTATCAATCGGTCCCTCAACGACATAGATTCGCTTGGAAGGATTGACTCTCCATTGACCGTACCATAGTCGGTCGGATTCTCTGTTGGACTTGACCGTTAGATATCGAACACCACCTTTGGTAAATCCCTCGCGGTCGGCAGAACCAGTCATAGATCTCAACTCAAGAGTTCTACCCTGTGCTGCGACCACATTGCCCTTCTTGTCGAAAAAAGGCAAAACCAATCGTTGATCAAACTCAATGTAGCGAGCCTCAGGATCGATTGACTTTGCAACCTTTCCCCAGTCTTTTGCATAGTACAGATACTTGTGCATCTTTCTGGGAATCATTCGATGCTCACAGAACATTCTGGCAGTGTGATCTGAATTCAAATCAGCAACACATACCATGTGTCTGAAGTTATCTCTCGGTTTGGGTTCTTTCTCCTTGAAGAACATGTCATTCACTCCGGTGGTGATTGAGGATGAGTTATTTGGTGACGAACGATAGCGTTCGAGTCTATACTGTGAATGTAAAGTTGGTGAGTGCATTTCTAAAAATCGAGATAGAGATACACTAGCACCACAGTTATGACACTTGTAGTTATACTTACCTTTGACCTCATAGAAGAAACCTCTACACTTGTTTTGGTTCTTCTGTGAGTCACCACAAAGTGGGCATCGGCAGTTTGCTAGGTTGTCTTTCTTCCACTTGAATCGATCAAGTGTAGGAGAGACAAGGTTGATGTACTTTTTATCCACATACGAGTTCATAACGAAGTTCATTGTTAGTCAATCATTTCCTTCTCGTCTTGCTCTTTCTGTTCGGCAATCCACTTATCAGCCCACTCTTTCCACTCATTGAGTTCCTCTTGATCAATCTTTGCTTTATCAGTCGATCTGGAACTCTGTGAACTGTGCTTTCTTGAATTTGCTGTCATAATCGAAATCTCCATTTTGACCATTGTCTTGAGAGTTATCGTGAAGGGTTACATCGGAATCATCTACATCATACAGTTTCATTTTCGCTCTATTGATTCCAGTTACAAATCTCTTATTTGTAGTTACGTCATTATATCTATTCTTCAACTGCTTCACAAGAACCTGTCCATGCTCCTCTAGTTCCTCTGATGTCATCATCGCAAACATGAAGTCAGCAGTTTGAGGCAAACCGAATGACTCGCTGGTATCTTCGAGACCAACATCATTGCTTGAGAAACCTGTGCGGTTGGTTTGTGTTGCAGTGAAGATCGGAACATCATACTCAATCGCAAGTCCACGAAGTTCCTCCGCGATTGCCTTGATGATCGTGTATGAGTTGAAGTTGGATCCTGCCTTGAATCTGCTTGAGGCACAGATGTTGATGTAGTCGATGAAGATGATGTCAGGCGTGAACTTCTTCTTGAGTCGAAGTTCATCGAGGAGGTTCCTGAAGTGCTGTGCATTTGCAGTCGCAGTTGGATACTCCTTGACGATGAGTCGAGACTTGATGTTCTCTGTGACTCGCATCAGTTTCTTCTCATAGACCTTCTTGGTGAGAATCTTGAGATCATCGAGGGTGATGTCCATCAGATTCGCATCGATGCGTTCTGCGATTCGCTCCTCTGCCATTTCACAAGTGATGTAAAGAACATTCTTGCCTTGCGAGTAGCAGTGTGCGGCGTGGTGACACATAAACAGAGACTTACCAACATTGGTGCCTGCCATAATCACATTCAGGGTCTTCCTTGGAATACCACCATTCGTGACCTTGTTGAATCCTTCAAGATCAAACGGCAGTCGATCCTCAACCTTGTGATACGACTCGAATCGAGACTCTGCATCGTACAAGTAATCGTGACCGATGTTCGTATCGAAAGAGACAGACAGTGCGTCAGACAAGATCGATGGTAGAGCGTTCGCCGTCTTATCCTTGCTCTTACCATCGATGATCTCAATCGATTCTAGGATCGCATTGTAGATCGCCTTGTCCTTGCAGAACTTCTCCGTGTGATCAACCAACCATGCGTTCTTGTCAGTCTCGACATCACCAGATTCAATATCATCGATTTTTTCAGAGGCAGACTTGAATTCACTCTCTGAGAGTGAGGCATCCTCAACGATAATCCTAAGAGCATCGATGGGTGGACATGTGTTGTACTCAGTGATGTGATCTCTGGTGGCACGAAAGATCACCTTGTCTACATTCTCCTGAAAGTAAGAGTCTCGCAGGAAAGGCACAACCTTCCTCGCATAGTCCTCATTCCGAATCAGATTCCGTAGAATTATTTTTTCCTGTGTGTCCATCGACATCCTCACTATCAAAGATCAGGTTATCAGTTTCAATCGAGTGATCAATGAGTTCTACAAGAACATCACCTAGAAACTCAACCAGTTCTGGAGTATTATCCTCTACATTGTTAGGGTTGTCAAGTAGGATATACTCAAATTTCAAACCACATTCTTCTGAGTTTTCAATTGGTTCAAACCGAACAGGCCCATACGAAAGAACCAAGTTCTTGTATGGACCATCTTCGATTATGCGAATCGCCTCCTCTTGTTTACGACTCGCCACAAATTCAAATCTCATTTTCTTCGTCTCCGAGCAGCAAGTCCGGCAATGCCTAGAAGGGCGATTGTTCCGGGCGCAGGGATTGTGCTAGGTGCAATCGTTTCGTAGAAAATCTTGGTGACATCGTAATCAGAGAACGCAACACCGAACGTACTCTCATATCCAAATCCATTGCCGAAGAGAATGATACTCTCCATCTCACCGGGATCGAGATCGTTTCCGAAACCAAGATCTAGATCGAATGCTCCACCTACTGCCCATTGTGTAATTGCAATGGTTGAGTCTTGAGTGTTTAGCAAAGTGTAAAGATACTTGTCACTTTCCTCCCACCACTTCACACTGTATTCGAGAGTGAAGTTTGGAGTCTCTAGGATCTGGAAATCGTAGTAGTCCGGGGGTGGGACACTCGAAAGAATGGCGGCGGTAAATAGTGTTTCAATCATCGTTATTCTCCATTTCCTCTTCAACTGTTACATTCGCACTGCCGTAGCAAAACTCCTTCGCTACTGCTTCATCAATCTTCTTCATCACCTCACTGGTGAAGTATTTTTCTGGATCCCTGTAGATCTGCTTCTCGTAGACCTTGGAACCATCGGCAACTTGAACACGGGTTCCCAACTTCTCGAAGATGCCATGATCAAGGGCAATATCAACCAAACCGTAGTATGGATTGAGACCCTTCTCGTAGTCGAGCATCACATCAACCATCGAGTTCTCCTTAGTCATACGAGACTTGTGGAGTTTGCAGTGGATGATGTTGCCGATCACATCGGTTCCTTCCTTGACCTTCTTCTTCGTGAGATACACGATTGTAGAAGCAGCATACTTGAGACCCGAACCACCACCCATTTCCTTGGTGGGGAACATCGAACCGACAACAGCGTAGGTGTGGTTCGTCATAATCATCGGAATACCAGCAGCACCCAACTTGATTGTGAGTGTTCGGAAAGTTGACTTCACAATCTGTGCCCGCGTCATGTCTCGCGTGGTCTTACCGTCTGCGGTGTCTGCCATTTCTTTCTCGGTCGAGAGCATACCAAGCGAGTCGAGAACGATCATCATTGGCTTACGATCCTTTTTCGGCAACTCACGGTAGTTGTCAACCATTGAGATCGCTTGATGTCGGAACTTCTCGACAGTATCGATGGGAATCACGGCGACTCTTGATGGATCGATACCTCGTTCGGTAAACATACTCGAAGTCACCGCCTGCTCGGAGTCGAAGTAGACCACGATACCTTCGGGTCGATCTTGTAGGAATCTCTGCACCATTCCAAGTGTGAAGTAGGTCTTGCCAGTGGCACTTTCGCCAGCGATAGCAAGAATCTTGTTGTCGGGGAACCCACCATGAATGGAACCCGAAAGGAGTGCGTTGAATGTATACGATCCCGTATCAACGAAACCATTTACATCACCGATAACACCGTCGCCGACGCGACGAGCATCTTCATTCTTCGTCGCATCCATCATCATGTTTAGTAGATCACTCATCGTTTATTCTCCTCTGCAAATCCATTACTGTATCAAGTAACTCATGTAAGGCATCGATTACCACAATCGGTGACTCTTCGTGAGACTGTTCTTCTCTGATTCTTTTCTTGATAAACTGTTCATTGTATTCTAACAATGTTTCTAGTTTCATCAAGTCTGTTTTATCTAACTTCATGTGAATAAACCCTCTAATGTAGCAGTCTTCTCGGCGTACCAATTTCTTGCTTCCAAGATTGTCTTTAGTGGTTCCAAAAATGATACTGCAAATTGCTTGTTGTAATCAATATATTCATGAAGATCCAACTCGACAGGTAACTTAGATGTAAAGGATACAACGGTGTCTCCAATCGGATTGGGTTCCTTCAGATACAAGAACTTCACCTTCTCACCATCTTTGATCGGTTCGTACTTTCGAGATAGACCGTTCTGCTTGAGGTGATGATTGAACAGAAGGGCTCCCTTGACTGCGATTGGCGTGCCTTTCCTGTAGATCCTGTTTGCATCTCGATACTTGGACATACCGTTACATCCTCTCGGGAATGCAACATCCTCCGGTGGAAGTTTCGTGAACTCCGTCTTGAAGTCGGCAATGAACTGCTGGATGGTTGACTCATCAGATGACAACACAAGAGAGATCGCTTCTTTCAATTTTGTTCGAACCACCATTGGAGTAGACGAACGTGTGGTCTCGATGCCCATGATCTTGAGTTTTGGTTCGGCATATCGAACACCCTCAGAGTCCCAGACATTGAGCATGTATCTCTTCTTTGCTGTCCAGATGCCTTTGTCTGCAATGACCTCTCGACCCATCACCATCTTGTTGGTGTATGCGTTCATTAGTCCTGCGAGTCGGTCGTATTCTCGTTCGATGAACGGTTCAAAGATTTCGCGACACGATCTATCGAGGAAGTCAACGACATCATCTGGCGACGAACCCTCACCATAGACACTAGAAACCAAATCACCAAGATGAATGTAAACACTGTCTGTATCAGATGCAAGAATGTAGTCCTTTCCTTCGGTCTTTAGGGTCTTGTTCAAGAAACCATTGAGCGACTCTTGAATCCAGCGAATCGACAACTGACCAGACAAGGTGATTGCCTCTGCCATATCAACATCATAGTATCGGAACCACTGATTACCAATCGCACCATAAGCAGAGTTCAATTGAATCTTGCGGACCAACTGGAAGTTGTTGTACTTCGAAATCTCGTAATCCAGTTTCTTGTTTGAAGGATCTTTTTCCTTCTGCTTCTGGCACTCGATCATCTTCTTCTTGTACATGCTACGTTCTTCGTACATCTTCTCCATCAACGCAGGGAGGAATCCCTGAACGTCTCGACGATAGCACGTTCCGTTAGCAGCAATCGATAGATTCTTCCTCTTCTGTTTAGACAATGACTCTCTGGTCTTGTCACTGTCATTCAACACACCGTTTGGTGTAACGAAGAAGTCCTTGTCTTGATTTATCTTTGTCTCAGGACTGATGTTGTACTGCATGATCAAGTGAGGATAGAGACTGTTCAAGTCAAACGAAACAATCCACTCGTTGTAACCAAGAATAGGTTCCTTGACATAAGCACCTTCATACTGAGTATCTTTCGACGCACCCTTCTTCATGGGGATCACGATGTTCTGCTCTCGAAGGTGATGGTAGATAATCTGATCCCAAGTCCGAACTTGAGAAAAGACATCTGCATAGTTGACTTTTGCTGAATAGGCAAGAGCAAGTGCCAGTTCGATCATCTTCAACTTGTCCTCTAGTTTTCGAACTAGGTGAACATCATGATAGTTGTAGTCCATGAACTTCTGGAAATCATTCGTGTAGAATTCCTGAATGGAATCATGCTCTCCATAATCGACCTTGCGTTCACCCAACTCAACGAATGCAATGTGGTCGAGTTTGTATGACTCTTGGTTTGAATATGTGAACGTGCGATAAAGATCAAGATAGTCAATGTTCGCGACACCAACAATATCAACTGCGGTCTTTTCGCCATGTCTAGTTTGGACAGTTAGATGTCTGGTCTTTCGGAAAGGAGATAGTCTCTTCGCTTCTTTCTCTGTGTAGACAGCAGCGATACGAGAGAACATGTAGGGCATGTCAAAGAACTTTGTGTTCCATCCCGTGATGATGTCTGGTTGTAGATCTTCCCAATAACTCAAGAACGACTGAATGAGATCCTCTTCTGAGGAGCATTGGTGACAAACAGTATTCTCGTATTCAAGATCAAACTCACCACACCCAAAGACCGTAGTTGCTCCGCTGACTTCGATAGTGATTGCAATCAATCTCTCGATTGGATTATCGACATCGGGGAAACCATGTTCACATGTTGTCTCAATATCAAGATTGGCAATCACAACCTTCGATGGGTCGTAATCAACTTCTCCATTGAAGTGATCGCCAATAAACTGATAGATGTAGTCCGTGTTACCATAAATCGTAAACCCATCGACACCTTTGTATTGCTCGATAAATTGACGACAATCCCTCACTCCACCGGGGGAAAAGGGTTCGACAGGAATACCATCTAGTGTTTTGTATTCACTATCCTTGGTTGCACGAACAAACAAGGTAGGTCTGTAATCAACCTTGAAGTTCTTTCGATCACCATTCACAATCCCACGATAGTAAATGGTATTACCGACAAGTGCAACATTAGTGTAGAAATCAGACATAGTGTAACTGTATCACAAAAAGGGGGGTTGTCAAGGTGATTGTAAGTAGTAATACTCTATTTGTTGTTCGACACCAAACTTGTCACCGACACCGAAGAGTCCAATCCTGTACACAGGCTCTTTAGTTTTCGGAGTTGAGCATCCACATAAAATCGCTAGAAAAAACCACCTCATCGTCGGCGTCTCCTCATCACGGGAAACATCAGAAGAAAGGCAAGGGCAGACGGAGCAGGGACTACCACGGGATCATCTTCGATCATGAATTGATCTGGGTACACGGAGTCGAATGAGAATTCTATGAGTGATGGTGGGAACGACTGAATAAAATCTGTGTACAACATTTCATCATAGATGTTCTCACTCACTATTCCCATTCCCAATCTGGTAAGGACACTGGATGGTTGCTGTGGATCATAGAAGATATCTTCATCGAGTACAGAGAGAACATCAGGAAAGTAAGGATCAAGATCAAAAGGAACAGTAGAAAGACCTGCGAGAGAGGGAATCTCCCACGCTTGTTTATCATCGACTTTTTCTTCGTCCTTTTCATCATCCTGCTTGTCCTGTTCTGGTTGGGTTGTAGTC